GAACGAACGCAGGGCGGAGCGTGTCAGCGAGCGATGTCGGTCTGCGTGCCATAACTATCCTTACCAATAAAACTCAACACGCTCAAGCGGCGTGTCATACACGGGTTCATACGGATCTTCCGTGTTCGCCACCCAGCCACTCTGCTTAATCCGCAAAAACGCCATCGTCATCGTGTCGACCCAGTCCCGCGAATCCGCCGCCGGAAACTGCACGCACTGCTCCATAAAATCCCGCGCCCACGGCCTCAACTGATCCGGCGAATTCTTCATCGTCGGCAGCCATACCCGACCGTTCTCAATCAAATCCGTCACAAGCCGCACACGCGCAATCTTATCGCCGAACTTATCCGGGTTAAACGGCGTCGCCACAATCCCCGCCCGCCCCAGATCCTGTATCAGCATCTGACCGTTCGCCTTCGCCTCCACCAGCACCGTATCCGGCGCCCTTTCCCGCGATGCCTTGATCGGCAGCTTATAGTTATCGTCCCGATAATCCGTCGCCATCCGCTGCACCATGCGCCTCAGAATCGGCCACTCCGCCCGCTCCCGCCACACACTCAGCAAAATCAGGTTCGGAATCCCATTGTCGTCATCGAACACACCCCACGTCGTCGACGCACTAAACGCCGACGTCTTATTCGCCGTCAGCGCCGTGTCCCATGCCTGCAGAACATACTTCACCTTCGGCGGCTCGGGGGAGCGCCACCACTTAAACCACGTCTGATCGATGATGCCACCATCATCAACCACCGGGTTCTGCTGATACAACGACGACCAGATCCTAGACGTCGTCGATGGCTGGCGGCGGATATTCTCAAGTTCCTCTTTCGGGAACTGCTCCGGCCACAGTGCATCCCCGGGCTTGCGCCCAAGAATGTCCTTATCCACCGCCATAGCGGGCAATATCACCCGCTCCCACTTCTCCCCCTCACCATCCCTCTCCGCCTGATCCAGACGACCCATGTGGTCACCCAGATGCCAGCGCGTCCCAATCAAAACTATCGGCGTGTCCTTGTTCTTCCGACGCGTGAAAAAATCCGCGCCATACCACGACCACAACTTGTTACGCTCACTCTCACTCTCCGCCGCCTGAATCCCAGACAGCAAATCGTCCCCAATCAATATGTCCCCACGACGACCCGTCACGTTCGCCCCAACCGCGGTCGCGTGATAACCACCACTCCCCGTCGTCATCCACTCCCCAGCCGCCGTCTTGTCCGCGCTAATCCCAACGCCCGGGAACAGCCGGCGGTGCTCGTCACCCTTGATGACGTTCCGCACCTTCAAACCAAACGAATCCGACAACTCCTGCTTGTGTGTCGCAAAAATCACGTTCCGGTCAGGGTTCTTCGACAGATAATACGCCGGGAAATAGTGAGACGCCGCAAACGACTTCCCGTGACCCGGAGGCATGCTAATCATCAAACGGCGGATCTCACCGCGCGCAACCGCATCCAGCTTCTCACAAACCAACCGCAAATGCGGCGGCGGCGCCAACCCACTCACATACTCAACATACTTCGCAAACGACGATATCGCCTCCTCGCGGGAAACCAACTCCGCCAGCAATTCATCCAGCGTCAGGTCGTCGTTCATCTAAACAGCCAAATCCAAGGGCAGAAACTCAACCCAGTTCTTAACGGTATTTTCCGTTGCGCCCACCGCCACGCCGCACTCCCTCCAAGTCGACCCCTGCCTGCGCATAATCACAATCCGTCTTATCTTCGCTGGGCTGCTTTTACCGCCTAACCTGCAGTTGCCGCCCCGAAACCATTTTTCGTAATCAGCCAATGGCGGAATAGACTTAGCCTGTATCGCAATTCTACTCCCGTTGTGAGGCGCAGAAATTATCAAACCCGAACTCTTGGTAACAGCAGGACTGTATATCCTGTTACCCAAATACATTCTGGCAATCGTGCCGTTTCCCATCCCAGTCAGACGCTGCGTCATACATCATCCCCAATCCCACGAACCAACGTCCCCTCAATCACATTCACCGGCCTCGCCCGATCTGCAACCATCGCCCTGAGCGTTGCCAAATCCAGATCCTTCGCACTCACACTGTGGTTCACATTCACCGTCTGATCCAACATCCCCAGCAACTGTGCCTGCGTCTTCACAGCACTAATCGCACTCGGATACGCACCCTTGTCCATCGCCGCCTGAACAACAGCCTGCAACTCATCCAAAAACAAATCCCGCGTATACTCCCGCCGCTCAACCTCAACCCCCGAAGCCTCAGCCGCCATAATCAACCGCTGAACCTCAGGACGCGCCAGCTGCCTTGAAGCGACAATCGACATGTTCAACTCAGGGCTCGTAATCCCAGCCCGAACACACGCAATCTCAGCCGCGTTCCCCTTCTTCAACGCACGCTGCTCAACATAAACACGCGCAAAAATCGCGTCCCGATCCTCAGCGGTTATCGTGTCTAAATCATCCATGCCAGCAAACATAATCATCCAAACCGTTCAGCGCAATAAATTATTATATATGGAACCACAGTTAAAAACAACGGGGGGTGTGTTAGGGGGTGGGGGGTCTGTGCGTAGCCCAGACGGATTTGGAGCGAAATGTGGGGGAGAGTGGGTATATATAGGATAAAAGCTGCGGCTCGCGGGCGCGAGTGGGTGGGTGGGGGTGCGCGGGCAGTGCCATAGCCGCCCCCAGCCAGAAACAGGGCGGGCATTGCACCACATCCGGCTGAATATATGTCCGCATCTGGTGATGGTTGTTGACGTTTACGGTTGACCGTATGCGCTGTTTCGTGGTTTCCTGTTCATGGGCGATATGCCCAGTCTAGTGGAAAGGAAACAGACATGAATAAAGATTACACCACATCCGGCGAGCGTGGCGTTGCCACCCGGCTGGTGCGCGCCGCGATCAATGCCGGCTTCACCGTCTCGGTCAACGATGGCGAAGAGTGGACGGTCAAGCGCAGCGACAGCGAGGCGGTGATCCTGCCCGCGCTGGCCACCACCGGCCATGACACTCTGCGGTTCCGCAACAGCGCCGGGGAACACGTCGGCAGCGCCCTCCTTGTTTGGGGCAACGACGAAACCGGCGAGGAACTGATTGCAGACCACACCGACAACGCCGCGACAACCGCGCTCTACAACGCCGCGCAACGCTAATAGCAACAGGGCCGGCCCAGCGCCGGCCCACCACCACGAAAGGAACGACCATGACACGCACCACCATTGAGCAAGCCGACGGCACCCTCTGGCTTTGCTGCGACACATATTGGCCACGCCAACGCAACGTTCCGGGCCGTGAATATTGGGTGAGCTACCTGAACGGGCCAGCGACAACCATGCCCGGAAGGGTCGTCGGGTTCTATGCCAGCAGCATGGAAGACGCACACAAGAAACTTGGCCTCGCCTGAACCATCCCTGAAAGGAAACAGACCATGACACGCAAAGATTACGTGATGATTGCCGCCACCATCAGCGAGCTACTGGCCGACATTGAGCGGGAGTCTGCCCCTATGGCTGTGTGCGACCGCACCCGCGCCCTCATGGCCGGGGAGCACCTAGGCGTCCGGCACGTTGCCATGCGGCTGGGCGACCAGCTGCGGCAGGACAACCCCCGGTTCGACCGCGCCCGGTTCATCGAGGCTTGCGGCCTGACCGCCTAATCACACCGGGGGAGGCTTAGGCCTCCCCCATCACATTGCAATGTGATGCAACACACTGGGAGCAAGAGACATGGAACAGTCTATTCGCGATTGGATTATTGAAGCCCGCGCCAATGGCAACCGCACCGACCAGCCCGACGACTTAGCCGCCCGCTGGCTTGATCTAGCCGACGACATTGACGCCTTGATCAAGGCAATCACTCCCAACGCAGCGAAGGATTAACAGCACCATGACCACCTATACCGCTTCCGCCTATTTTCTTGGCAAGTATCGCCCGGTTTACGTTACCGGCGACACGCCGACGCAAGCCCTAGCGCGTTTGGCCGAACGTATCGCCGACGCCCCCGACACTTTGCGCGACCGTTTGCAGAGCGTTTGGGATATGACCACGCGCAATGGCTGGGGCCATTGCACCGCCACCACGTCGGAATATGGCACCTACGGTGTTTCATGGCGCGAAGGCATTACTTGGGAGCCTCTGGCGGCAATCGTCGCCGACCTGCCCGAATGCCCCGGTGTTCGTTATTAACGTCGAAACGCAAAGAGAGGAACCAGCACCATGAAACGCTATTATCTGCACTTCCCCGGCAATCCCTATGCGCTGGGGCCGGTATCAGCCGACAGCAAGACAGCCGCCCGCGCTTGGGCGCGGCAATGGGCCGGTTTAGACCGCCTGCCGCGCGGCTTCGCACTGTGGGAGGCTTGAGCATGGCCAAGATGACAAACGCCGACTACGCCGCCCTTCGCGCGGGATATGCCGAGAGCGAGCGCGTCGCCCGCGACGGGGGCCGAGCCCGGTATATCAACCCCCACCCATGGGGCAGCCGCCTGCACCGCATGTTTGAATTCGGGTGTTACGTGCACGAGAAGGGCCTTTGGCTGGGCGCTCAAGATTACTGGCAGACCGGGAGGGGTGGCACGTTCGCCTCGCCGGCAGGCACCACCTATCGCCTGTGGTGCGATAAATCAGGGCTGGGGATACAGCGCGTCGCCTGATAGCTCAGCATCACCCCCACCTAGCCCGCCCTCACCCGGCGGGCTTTTCTTTTGCCCGCCAGAGGCACCGCACGGCGCCGCCAACATCGCGCAGGCACCAGCACCACCCCCGGCGCCCGGACGCGCTGAGAGGGCTTTAAAATCGCTCCCCGGTTGAACCGCATAGGCAGGCCCGCATCCCTGCATCCCGCACATCGCCCCGCACACCCACCGCCAGAGCCTGTCACCCGGCTGAATTAACGGATGAAGCCCCCGTTTAACGTAACGTGCAGTAATACAGTCCAAGCCACTGATTTCATTCGATAAAACGTTTTTTCAAACGGAAAAACGCCAAATAAAACGGCCTCTGTATGAGT